CAGCTCGCGGGTCACATTGGCGGTCAGGACGATTTCGAGGATCGCCGACACGTACACGCGGACGCGGCCAGACATATTCGCAGGGGCGACAAACGTTGCTTTGCCGCCGCCCATAGCCAATTCATAGGTGCCCGCCGCAGAGGGCATGGTCGTATCGTCGAGCGAGGTTACCGATGAATTGGTGTCGAAGGCGCGGCGCTCGCGGTCCTCGATCGCCAGGGCCAGCGCCTCAACGGTGGCCTCGATGCCGCCCAGCGAGTCGTCGGGGTTGGGGTACGGGTAGGCGAAGTGCGGCGTCACTAGGTCGGCCATGGCGGGGTCAGACTCCTATCGAGAGGGCATCGCGGTAACTGATGCCGGGGTCGATGTTGGCGTATGTCATCGTCGGATGGTTGGCCAGCGCCTCGGCATAGCTGATGCCGCGCCCGACGCCGGTCGACGGTACGACGTTCATGGTCACGATCCAGCGCCCGCTGTGGGCGTCATCGTGGTCGAGCCGGTCGGCGACATACTCGATCGTTCCGCCCTCGATGAATACGAAGTGCGCCTCGGTGGGCACCCAGGCGGGCATGTCGGCGATCAGGGTGGCCAGGCCGATACGGGTCGAGGCGTCCAACACGGCGAGCATGTTGGCCTCGGTGCCGCCGTCGTCGGCGTCCCAGGTGAGCGTGTCAGTGTGCCAGGTCGGCTGGTTGCGACTCCACAGCCGCTCGACCAGCTGGGTCGCCTCGGCCAGCTCTGACAGGGCCGTCTCACGTCGCAGGCGGCGATAGATGCCTGACAGGTCGGCTGTAATCCTGACCTCGGCCTCGACGCCGGGGGTCGGCTCGTAGACGATCGTGGCATCGGTGAGCAGCTGGGCGCGGGCGCGGGTGTACTCGGTATCGGGGCGTAGGTGATCGGCTGACAGGGTCAGCTCGGCGCTGGCGGTGACCAGCTGGCGGACGAACACGCCGCCGACCTCGGCGAACTCGTAGCCGGGGTGGTCCAGCGACAGGCCATGAAACAGCAGCAGGTTGGTTCTGATGTTCGGCGGGACGGGCGGGTCGGCCTCGGGGTCGCCGCCGATCATCGGGCCGGGGATGACGTAGCAGGCGGTGTCGGTGGACTCGGCCAGCTGGTGCAGCAGTGTCAGGGCGGGCTGGCGATCGACGTCGCGTTCCTGGATCGTCCACAGCCGCTCGGGCAGCTCTCCCAGGCCGCCAGACAGCCAGGACGCGCCGAACACGATCTGAGTGGGGATCAGGGCCAGGATCGCGTCGACGCGCTCCTGGGCGGTCTGTAGCGGCCAGGGCTCGTCTCCTACGTAGAGGGCAGCCAGGTCGGCCAGCGGGTCGTCGGCGGTGACGGTCAAGTGGACGTGCTCGGTGGCGTGGTCAAAGTAAAGGGCCGGCTCGTCTAGGGCGCCTCGGAACACGAGCACGGCGCCGCCGCTGTGGGTGGCGGTAATGACTACTTCGGAACCCAGGGCGAACGGTAGGGCGTTGGTGTCCCAGCCCGACCTGGTGACGTCCAGGGTCAGCTTGGCCGTCGATGTGTCGGGCTGGTCGTCCAGGCTGTCGCGTCCCCACGGCACGGTCAGCCGCTCGATCGCCGCATCGAGCACGTCGACGCCGTCGATCGCGACGCCGACCTGGACGTCGCGGGCGGTCATGCGGTCACCGTCCTAGTGATGACGCCTCGCCCGGTCCGGCTGGCACGGCGGCGCAACAGGCGCTCGATCTGGCGGGCCACGGCGTCAGGGTCCAGGGCGCCGTTGACGTTGATTACCGTCATGCCGCCGCCAGAGGCCAGAGCTGCCAGGGTGGCCAGGGCGTCGGGGTCGGAGCTGCCGCCGCCCAGGTGCGGCATGAACGAGACTCGGCGGGCGACGTCGAGGGCGGCGGGGTTATTCATCCATCCGCCAGGTTCGCCGCCGCCTGGGTAGGGCGAGGCGCCGAACAGGCCGCCGATCGCAGAGCCGATCGACTTAACCCAGCCGGGAGGCTCGGGCCAGCGAATGTTACGGATCGCGCTAATCAGCGATTGGACCCAGCCGACGATGCGCTGCACGATGCTGATTAGGGGCTTGGCGGCGTTCAATATCGCCTTGAATGCTGCCTTAGCGACCCGCCCTAGCCTGTTCACGACGTTGCGGAAGGTCTCGGATCGCTTGTACGCGGTCACGACGATCGCGACCAGGCTGGCGATCAGGCCGATTACGGCGAAGATCGGGACGGCGCGCATGGCCAGCGCCAGCGCCCGCTGAGCGAGCGTCATGCCAGCGGTGGCGGCGGTTGCGCCCTTGGTCACGGCGGTCGATGTGACGGTGGCGGCGGTGTTCGCCTTGGTCGCCAGGCCGAACAGCTTGGCGGTCGCGGTGGCGACCTTCGTGGTCGCGGTGTAGACAGCCGTGGCGGCGTTGACCAGCTTCACGGCGACGGCCAGGCCGCCGACGATGACGACCAGGCCTTGGGCGGCGGCGGTGTTGTTCTGAACCCAGCGGGCCAGGGCGGCGAACTTCTGCGCGGCGGCGGCGACCACTGGCAACAGTGCCTCGCCGATCGCTGCCTTGGCGTTCTCGGCGTTGGCGGCGGCGATCTGCGCCGCGCCCGCCGCCGACGTCGTCTCGCGAGCGAACTGGCCCTGTGCGGCGGCGGTCTGCTCGGTAAGCAGGGCCAGCGTGGCGTTGGTTTCGGCCTGCTTGCGAGCGGCACCAGTCAACTTGTCCAGGCCTTGCTTGGCCAGCTGGGCGTTGATGTCGGCCTGTTTGATGGACACGCCGTAACGCTCGATCGGGTCGCGCTCGCCACGCATGAGAGCCGAGAGCGCCTGGACGGCGTCGGCTGTGGTGCCGCCGAAGGTCGCCGCCAGGTCGGCGCCCTTGCTAATCAGGTCGTCGGTCGTGCCGACCAGCTTGTCCTCGGAGATGCCCAGGTTCCGCAGCTGCGAGCCGAGAACGCTGGCCAGCTCGGAGTACTGCGACGTGGCCAGGCCGACGCTGTCGGCGGCGCCTCGGGCGAGCCGCTTGACTGAGTCGGCCTGCTTACCGAATACGGACTCGATCGCGCCTGCGGCCTGCTGCGCCCGGCTGGCCGACTTGGTCGCTGCGGTGCCCAGGGCGGCGATGCCGACGATCGCGACGTTGGCCGCCCTGTTGGCCGCCGCCAGGCCCTTCTGCCACTTGCTGGCGGCGCGGTCCTGGGATTGGAAGCCTTTGTTATCGGCATCCGAGAGAATGCTGACTTTGAGAATCGCGGGGCGTCCCATGATTCACCCTTTCGAGCTGTGCAGTATGGATAGTGCAGTGGCAACGGTTCGGTCGTCGGCGTCATACCAGGATTGGACGGGCGTCCTGGTGGCCAGGGCGAGGGCGACTAAGAGGTAATGTCGCTCGCCTAGCTCGTAGGGTCCACTTCAAAGATTCCTGGGCGCAGGCCGTCATTGGTTTCGTTGCCCTGTTCGTCGCGGGTCGAGGCCTCTAAGCAACGGGCCTCGAATGCCTCGAACTTCTCGTCAATCTCGCCCGATCGCTCTAACGCGGACCAGGCGCAAAACGCCATCCAATAGAACTCGCCGCCGCCTGCATACGACGGCCAGCCGTGGCGGGCGCGCACCAGCTCGTAGCGGCGCATGTCGCGACCGTCAATCTCGACGTCGCCTTCGGTGAACGTGCCGTCAGGCTCTTGCAGAACGACACGAATGATGCCCGCGTTGAGAACGGGACGCTTATCGGTATTACGCATAGACACGATTTATACGCCTTTCACTTTGTCGACGATGTTCTGGACTTCGGCGGTGTATATGGCGACCCAGGCTGGCTCGGTCTGCTGGGCGGCGTCGACGGCGAACGGCTGCGCCTCGATGCCGCGAGCGGGCCAACCCCAATGGATCGGACCGGCGTAGGGGACGGTGGCGAACCCAGCTCGCACGATCGCGGCTGTCTTGGTGCCAGAGCCGCGCACGGTGGCGGCCAGGGCGCCAGAACGGACGGGTGGCCTGGCCGCCGAAGCGACCAGGCCTGCGACCTTGGCGTGGGCGCCGCGCAGCTCTGACAGGTCGTTACCGGCCTTGCGTAGCGTGCGCCTGAACCTGCGGGCGCCCTCGACCTTGACGACGGGGGCGGCCATTAGACGACGTCGGCCAATACCGGCTCGCCGACGAAGTCCCACTCGAACTCTGATTCGGCGTCAGAGTCGACGTCGCCGCCGACGCTGATCGGCTCGACCGTCACCGTTCCGGTGATCTTCTTACCGGCGGCGGTGTTCGGCACGTACTCGAACGGGACTTGCTCGCCCTTGTTGGCCCAGCTGTAGGGCACCAGCCCGGCTGTGACCAAGTCCTGAAACACGGTGCAGGCGACCGTGGCGCTGCGGGTGGTCGCACCAGGCACCGTCTCACCCGAGAGAACCTTGCGATCGTCCTCCTTGTCTTTGCCCCAGGACACGGTCGCCGAGAGCACTTGGGCGGTGAAATCGACCTCGCTGGCGACCTCGCCGATCTTGATGGTCCCTGGTCCGACTTTGACTACTTGCACGGGCATGGCTGGTGTCTCCTACTCAACGCGGGTGCGGATGGTGAGCCGCAGCGCGGGCAGCGGCTTAACGTCGCCTGGCAGCTTCAAGGGCAGCCAAGAGGCGGGGTTGTCGGGCCAGAACAGGGCGCCCTGGCCGACGATCGAGCGGCGTAGCCGGTCGATCTGGCGGACGGCCTCGACGGTGTCGGACGTCGAGGCGATC